AAATTAACCCAAAAGTTTAGAAGCTGTAGCATATTGACCAAATAAAGCTCTTAATGCTGTCTGTCTATTAATACAAGCTACATACTTAATTTCTAATTTAGAAAAGTCCTCGCCACCTTCAATAGCTTTCATCATATCTTGTATTAGGACTGATGCCTCTTCATTAGTTCTTTTAAGAGCATCGCAAGTGACACGCTTGGCTTCAGCAAATAAGTCCTTCTCCATTATATTAATGGTTTAGAAATTATTGAGAGTAAGTAGCTTTATTAATTATATGTTGTTTTGGGTCTAAATGACCCATACCACTAACCGCCGTAATCGTGTCGGAGAGACTTATTAGTTTCTCAAACTTTTCTGCGTCTTTAATCGTTGCTACATAATTAATATAATCATAATCTATTGATACTACATTACCAGCGATATCAATAGCGTATTTTGGTTTAGTATCCATTATATTTATGGATTAGAATAATTTTAGAAAGTTATTTACATCAAGCGGGAAGCAAGAGACCTCTTACCAGCACCAGCGGGAGCGCCAGCTGCAGCCATAGCACCGCCGTAGCCTACAGCAGAGAGACCCTTCTTGACACTACCGAGCATACCAGCCTCGGGGAGCATACCCTTGATACCAGATACGATGGGTTTAGTGGAAGAATAGATGTCCTTGGCTTTGGAGAGGAAAGCACCGAGCTTATCCATAAAGCCGGCACCAACCATACGCTTGAGAGCCTCACGAGACATACCCTCAACAGGCTCGGCAGAGATGATGTCAGCCTCGGAGAGAACACCCTTGATTACACGAGAAGAACCACCGAGAGACTCAAAGAAACCAGAGTTGGCGGTGATTACATAGAGAACAGGGTTAGAGGCAACAGCGGAAGTGTTCTCAATAGTGATGTTGAACTGGAGAGTGAAGTTACCGATGAGACCAGGAGCCTGACCAGACTGGAGAGCGAAATCCTGACCGGGCTTGAGGACGAGGAAACCACCAACAGTTGGGATTAGACCACCAGTTCTGGCGCTCCAAGCCTTACCACGCCACTCATCATAGTCCATACAGAGACCATTATGGACAGCCATAGTATAGAGCTGTTCGGGAGTGTGAGAAGAGAGGAGACCAGCAAAGTTATCAAAGTTGAGTGAGATTTGAGTAATAGGATGGTAATAATCAGCATCAGTCTGACCATAACCAGAAGGCTTCACATAGATAACAAGGAAATCGGGAATCTGGGGAAGCACGATGTTCTGGGACTGGAGCTGGGCAGTAGAACCAGGATTGACAAGAGTGTTGCTGTATGTGGTCACATAACGAGGGAACTCCATATAGGGAACGATAGACTTGGGAGGAAGAGGGATGTCAAGAGAAGGTGTGAGATACTGGACATTAATCTTGCAGTTAGCAAAAACGCTGGAAAGGTTTCCAGTAGTGTTGTAGCCAACATTAGAGATAGTGCGACCACCCTGGGTAGTAGAGCGAACAACACGGAACTGGGAAGCCTTCATATTCATAACGAGCTGGATGTTATTGATACCGAAGAGACCAGTCTCCCACTCGTGAGCGCCAGCAAAGATGAAAGGAGAGAGAACGAGCTTCTCAACACTACCGAACTTGAAGAAGATAGGGTAGTTGGCGGGTTCAGGAGTAGAACGGATAGGAATGCCGTTAAGAACCTGAACTGTCACACCACCAGAAGTATAGGCGGTGTTAGCAAGAGCTGCACCATTCTGGTCGGTAAAGACGATATTCCACCAAGCACCATTAGGCACTTCAGCAGATTCAGTAGCATCAAGGTAAGAGTTGAGGGGAGAATTGACAGCAAGGTAAGCATCGTTGTAAGAAGCATACTTATCCAACATAGTAGGGCAAGTGCGGATGAGGCGGTTCTTCTTGTAGTCGCAGAGACGGAGGACTTCGTGGAGAACAGTATCAGTATTGATAACTACGCTGGTATCGTTGATGGTAGCAGTCATAGTTCCAGTAAGCTCGTGGAGAGGGAAAGCACAGAGAGCGCAATCACGACCGAACTTCACGACCGGGTCGTTAGCAACAAAAGGAGCAACAACATTATCTACAGCAACCTGCATCTGCATATACACTTCGCAAGCCCAATCAATAGCCCTATCAACGAAAACATTCTGGGAAGGGATGTTCAAGTTGTAGGTGTGCTGGGAAGCGGAAGCTGCAATAGCGTTGTAAGGAGAGTTAGTTACGGAGAGAGCGCCTTTATCTACAGCGTATTTAGCACCCTGCTGAACGATGCGGGCATCAAAGACAGCCATTTTTGCAATATCGGTGGAAGCCATTTCTTTTATACATTAGCTTGAGAAATTATTTTAGATATCTAATCCTCCTTTTGCCGGGTGAGGATAATCAAAAATGCCCCTGCGACGGAACATAATCTTGACTGTCACACTTGAAGAGTTGAACATATTGACCGGGTAGAGATTTCCATCCAAGCGGTTCTTCCAGAAGACCTGAATATCAATATTGTTGATAGGCTGGCGAGAGCGCTGGAAAGAAGCCAATCTATACTCTGCCGTAGGAGCATACTGGATGTATTGTCTGTATTCACAGGCATTCGCAAGTGGTAGAGCGATATCCGTAATGATAGGCTGGAAAGCACTCTGGGTATTCTGTTGCTCCAATCCCAAGTTAGACTGACCAAACTGAACCGGGTCTCCTGTCTGTTCATTCACAAGAGGTAATAGAGCAGATGTAAATACAATTGACTCAATAGGAGACCAGATACTGGAAGTAGATTCACAATATTGGGTTGTCTTCCACCAGTAGTTTGCTGCAGCGCCGGGGAATGCTACATTCACCACATTCTGATTAGCCAAACTCTCAATTACAATCAAGTTAGTAGCTTCAGGTAGAGGAGCAGTTAGAGGTGTAATAGCAACAGGACCATAAGGAGCAGGAACTGCCGTAGGGTCTCCATTCACATAATAGTTATTGAAGTTGGTGAAGAGACCAAACATATCACTATTGAAATATACCTCCCAACGCTCGGGACCCGTATGGTCTTTACCAAAACCAGCACTATCAGTTAGGAGACTAAATAGATTGGTTGTAGGGTCATAAGTCATATAAGGAACACCAACAGCAGATGCCTGTTGTGCGATGATATTAGCGTGTGCTGTAGCAAATGCAGCATTAACTAAATCAAGGAAATGACCATAAGTATATACCCAATAGTAACGAGTGTTCAAATCCTGAATACCAGAAGCAATTGTTAGTGGGTCGGGAACAGGAGCAAGAGCAGGGTCAAGTGTTTCGGGAGCATACATAATAGGAACAGCACCAGAAGTGTATGTAGTTCCTCCAATAGTAGCAGTTAGGGTAATAGAATAGATAGTAAGATTAACATCATTAGTAGGGTTAGATGCTCCTGTGCGAATTACAGGGATAAACAAAGGTAAATCCTTATTAGGACCACTCATAGTGAAACGAATGATGCTAAAATTGTATTTAGATGCGTCCTTGATAATAGGAATAGAACGAGTCTCCTGGAACCTTACTTGAGGGTCACGAGTATCAACAGCAAGAACATCAGTTCTATTGTTAATGATAGTAGCGTTATAATAAACATAGTCAGGGTCGTTATCTGGTGTCTCATAACCACCTCCGAAACTAAAACTTCCTGTGTAAGCCATTTTTCTATATTAATACCACATTTTTTATTTTCCTAAAATATCGTAAGTAAATAAAGATACGAAGTCGTCGGGGGACTTTAAATTATGAGCCTTCATTTCTGACCTCACTAAATTATAATACTCCTTGTTAGATAAGTCTTTACAAATGAGCCGGGCGACTGCGTGCCTCCCACAGGTATTGACATCATCTCTATCACTCTGATAAGCATAGGTGCTATAATAAACTGGATATCCAGAGTTTCGTAATAGGTTCCATAAGTAAGGCTCACCTTCACCAAGAGAATCTAATTGCTCTTGTGATAACCATTTACGCTGATGCTCTGGCTTATCCCCGTAGCTGTCAAAATATTCTATATACCCATTACGCTTAAACATACAAAGCCAGTGTCCGCTTGTTTCCGACTGGGTCAGAAATAGAAAAATGCATCTTCCAAGCTTATCAAATGCTTCATCAATATGTGACATCTCTGCGAACTTTGGATAAGCAAATACCTTTGTGTCGGGTTCTAATATCTCATTCAAGTCATCATTAGACAAGGCATAACCTTTAATCTTACGCAAGGTTTCTTCCATTATTTTCTATATTAAGATTAGAAAATGACTGACATCGTTCGTAAGAAGAAGTTCCCTACAGCTTATCCCAAAGATGTATTAGACATTATTGAAGCTATGTCTATGACGGACACTAAAGGTATTAATATCCTTGGGTCTATGTCTCTACGCTCACAGCAATACGCAGGTGATTATGATTTAACTGATTTAGTTGAAGGCAATTATAAATCAGACGATAGTGCTATTGATGCTTATGTTCGCAAGTTTCAGAATATCATTAAGCATTTCCTACATCGTCCCGATTGCTATATTGGTGATATTAAGAGTGGAGAAATCCCTGAATGGAAAGTTATACCCGATGATATGAAAGACTACAAGTATGTAGATAGCTTGAAGAAATTGAAGGCTCTATGGAATGCTAATGTAATCACTAAAGAAGAATATGATGAAGCCAAAGAGCTATTGAAGCGTGTTCCTAATAGAGAAAGCTTTGTTGTTATGCAACGCTCTATTAAGTTTCATATTGTCCGCTGGAAACCCAAAGAGATATTAGGTGGTGCTAAAAGACTTGCGGATGGACGCACTTATTGGCTCAAGGACGCATTTGCTTCTAAATCAATTACTAAATTAGATATAGTAGCATTCGTTCAGAATAATCGCTTTACGGATTTCAGCTGTATATATGTGTTTGAGAATAATGGTAAGGTTCTTAATGAAGTAGATATGGAGCGTATTGATACTGCTATTAAAGATGACATATTATTCTACGGCTCTGAAAATAATTGGTTTAAGATAGCCAAGCGTCTCTTCTCACTCGCTCGTATAGAAAAAGATGTGCGTAAGTTAGAAAAGCTAAATGATATACTTAATGGCGATTTGGGTAGGCTCTACTCTATCATTAGCGATGCTAATACGATACTATATCTCCTGGAGAACGAAGACAAGATACCAATTGATAAGATACGCTACGAAATAGACCAATTCAGAGAACGCTTCGCTAACATATATACACTTAAGAATGTCATTAAGAAAGAGCCATACATATTAGAACAGATATTGAGTATGCAGACACTTCCTAATACAAAAGAAGGTCGTGATAAGCTACAGATACAGATGGAGAAGTTAGTGGATTTCTTTCAGGATATTCTTAATAGAAAAGCTAAAATGGAATTGGAAGATAAGAACCTCATTTAAAATTATTTCCGGGTTCTTTAATAAGAATAGACTATTATGACATCTCTTATGACTAATGATAAATCACTAAAAGATGATGACTATATGACACCAAAAGAGGTATGGGAGAGCATTAAAGACTATATACCAAAGAATAAAGTTATATGGGAAGCATTCTATGGAGATGGTAAATCAGGTGATTATCTGCGAGAGTTAGGATTTAATGTTATACACGAACCCATAGACTTCTTTAAAGAAAATCGTGGAGATATAATTGTTAGTAATCCTCCATTCTCACTCAAGATGAAGATATTACAGCGACTAAAGACATTAGATAAGCCATTCATATTACTATTACCAGCATCAACATTAGGCACAAAAACATTACAAGAACTATATGGAAATGATATTCAGCTTATAATACCAAAAGGGCGTATATCATTTAATAAGAATGGTTCTTCTACATCAGGAGTATGGTTTGCATCATTCTTTTATTGTTATAAGTGTAATCTTCCAAAGGATTTAGTATTTCTATAAGGATTGGAAATGGAAAGGAAAAGGAAATTGGGATTTCAGATTCTTACCTGGAGCTTTAACATTTCTACCAGCTGGCTTGAAAATCAGATTTCCTTTTCCTTTCCTTTTCCATAATTATCTGAATATATAATAAATGTCTTCAGAGGCTCTTGATAAAGATATATCTTGGACTAAAGAACTTGAAGAGTATTTTTCACATACCGGTGAGAAGGCTTCTTGTTTGTCCTATATGCATAAGAAAGCAGAGCAGAAATACAGCAACACGACGATGTGGATAGACCTTCCGGTTATTATTTTGTCTGTGTTAAATGGGGCAGTCTCTGTTGGTTCCAAAAGTCTTTTTGGAGACAGCGAGTTTGCCTCTGTTGGGGTTGGAGCTGTTGCTTTACTAACCGGCATACTCAACGCTCTTGGTTCTTATTTTAGTTGGTCTCGTAGAAGTGAAGCACATAAGATAAGTGCTATTAACTACGCCAAATTGTATCGCTTTTTATCCATAGAGATGAGTTTGCCCCGTGAGGAACGAATGACACCGGCTGATTTATTAAAGTATGTTAAAACAGAATATGACAGACTACAAGAGATTAGTCCCCTCATTCCTCCCGCTATTATTTCTGACTTTAGGAAACGCTTTGGCGACCTCAAAGATGTCAGTTTTCCAGAAGAAGCCAACGGACTACACCCCATCTATGTCTTCCAAGAAGACAGCAAATTACGACCCATACTATCCAATATTCAAATGAAAGAAACTGATAGTGTTGATACTAATTCAGCACCCAATTATATTGTTTGATAATAGCTATTTATAATAGCCCATATCAAATACTTTAGTTCAGATGAGCCAACCATTCTGTTCCGTCCCAAACAATTGTCATCGTTCCATAGATTGCACCTGAATGATTAAATGTTGCAGCACCATTAATATTAGCACCATTACCATTTATAGTAACACCACCGCCGTGTTTCTTTGTAATAGTATATATAGCACCTATGTAACGAAATGTAGGCATATTCATAGCAGTATTACCAGCAAGTGATATAACTACATTACCTCTATTATTGAGAATAGTGTATGTTGCTGCAGCAGAGGATTGAACTGATGATTGTATTGTTCCAAATACATTTAATGATGCGTTTGTAGAAGATGCTGATTCTCCAGAACCACATTCAATATTATTATGGAAAAAATTAGATATAGTAGAAGTTCCAGCAAATTGATATATACCATACGCACCTCCTCCAATTGAACTTACACTACCAATATGTAACCCATAAGCATCATTACCAGATGATGATACATTATTTATATATACTCCTCGTGAAATATTAGGACCAGCTACATCTCTAATATCAATACCATACGCATCATTTGTTAGTGCTGTAATACCATTTACTTGAACACCTGCAGCCAAGTCTCCTTGTGCCTGGAATACCTTAACACCTGTTGCTGTCATACCGCTCGTAGCACTACAGAATACACCTTGAACACTAACACCTGTTGCATTCTCATTACCTAATCCAGAACCAGATGCATTTACTTGAGCAACCTGAACACCAACAGCTGGTCCAGCAATAGCATCACAAGTAATAATAGAATATCCTGTTGCATCAGTTGTTCCAACTACATTCTGAATATAAGAACCAAATGCTCCAGAGCCTGTTCCAGTTGTAGCATTTATATTAGCCAGATTAACACCAATAGCAGGTCCATTCTCTGTATTTATATTTCCACCAACAAATGCATAAGCAGAACCAGAAGATGCAGTCTGCATACTTTTAACTTCAAAGCCAACAACATTTCCTGTTAAACTATTTGTATTTGCTAATAATACACCCCTACATACATTTGTATCAGAGAATGTATCTTGTATGCGAATAGCACACGCTTCCTGCCCTGGTCCTCCTGTTGTAGTAGTTATATCAATACCATACGCACCAGATGCTCCACTTACAACACCATTAATATTTATTCCTTTTGCTTCATTACCAAGATTAGCATTAATAGCATCAATAGAACAACCAATAACATTACCAGCCTGTGTTAATACATTTGTAATATGAACACCAGTATTATTGCCTAATCCATTCAAATCATCAACTCTTATACCATAGGTATCTCCTGCAGTATTACCTATCTTCTGAACCCATACACCAGACTGATTATTACCAGCATTATTAATATAATCTGATACACGAAGCCCGAAGTCATCATTAGTATATACAATAGGAGCAACACCATTTGGATTAACCAAACAACGATTATGAATATCAACCTGATTGATTGTATTCATAATTACATCGCTTGGTGTCAATATACTACCTACCTGAACTGAACCCGTAGTATCAATTCCTACATTACCACCAGAAGTTGAATTAATATCAACTCCATTTGCTCCAGATACGCCAGCAGATTGACCAGAAATTGATGCTGTTCCAGTTGAAGCAAACATACCTACATCTCCACCAGCACCAGCAAGTAAATCAAATTGTCCTCCTGGAGGACCAACAATCGTATGTGCGTTAATTACACCATTTGGTAATGAATCCATAGTTCCTCCAGCTAATGGTAAATACAAACCGGGAGGAGATGGACCACCAGCACCAGCATACTGAATATCAATACAAGGGGCTACAATTGGTGTCTTTAGTGTATTTGCTACAGACATAACTTATATCTTAAGCAAAGAAATTAATTGTGCTATTAACCAATTAGCCATTCACCAACACCTGCAGCCGATGTATAGAATGCCTGGAGCATACGATAGTTATTACTGATAATACCAGGACAAGCCCAAGATGTTGCACCATTTACAAGAATACCACCACCAGCAGTAAATGACACAGAAGTCAAACTACGCATACAAATAGTAAATTGATGTCCCTCCTGTGCTGTTCCAGCAGGTAGAACAACTGAATATGGTCCCCCAATATTCTGAACTACTACAAGATTGCCTTTGTTTTCAATAATCTGTTGTCCTGGGTTATTGATGAGCTGTCCTGAATAGAAAACATTACCATACACCTTTAGTGATACTCCTGTGCTTGTATCTTCATATATACCAACACGGAGTTCATTATCTAATTTGTTATATACTTTATTACCTGGTGTTCCTTCCTGCACGAAACCATTATTGTCTGAACTATTAAGACCTGGACCAATACGAACACCATATACAGAACCAGCAGAGGATATTAAATTGTCAATATTAATACCATATGAAGTATTTACACCACTTACAGAATTAATGTTAAGACCTTCTGCACCAAGTGTAGTTGATGCTACACTTGTAATAATTTGTCCGTGTGCGTCTCCAGCAGAACTAATACCTGATAGTAGCTGTCCAAATGCATCAGAGTTTGCACTACTAATACCATTAATATATGAACCAAATGTTTTAGCATCACCATTAACAGATGACATATAATGTCCATATGCTTCTCCGGCTGGAGCCGATACACTTGTCAATATATTACCATAAGCTGTAGCATTAGCACTTGAAACATTTGCTGCATATAAACCAAATGTTTTAGCACTACCCAATACATCTATTGTTCTGACACCATAGGCTTCTCCAGCAGGAGCCTGTATTTTTTGTAAATCAGCACCAAACGCAGTATTATTAGCACTATATGGACTTATTACTCTAATACCACACGCATTATCATTATCACCATTAATATTATTTGCATAATATCCAACTGCTTCACCCTTTGCTGTAATCTCATTAACACTAACACCTTTTCCATTAGTTTGAGCCAATATAGATTGCATATAAATACCAGCTGCAGTATCATTATTAACATCATTAATACGCATACCGAGTGATGTTCCATTATTGTTGTTGTTATAAATCTTACCTACACGAATACCTGTAGATGGTCCAGCACCAACCTCATCTCTTATATCAATTATTTCCATACCCACAACATCATTACCACCAATACCAGTTACATTATCAGCACCTCTCACATCACGCACTCTAATACCCCATACAGGTGCAGTATTATTACCAGCAATCTTAAATGTATCAATACCCACTACTTCACCATCAGCAAATATACCTGCACTTTCTATACCTATTGCAGTAGCACCAGAACCAGGATTAGATGCTGCATCAACTCCATTAATAACAGCACCTTTACAACCAGCAGGACCAACCATAGTATTTAAAATCATACCATATGCATTTCCAGCACCACTTGTCATAGTATTTGCACTAATACCAACAACCTGATTGTCGCTCAATACATTCTGAATATCAATACCATTCGCCAGAAGTGAGCCAGTAATAGTATTTAATTTAATACCATCAGCATTTGTAGCACCAGATATAGATGACATATTAATACCAGTTGCAGATGCACCAGTAGATGTATAATTACCACCACCAATAGCATTCACATCGCCAACAGCAATTATATTAGTAATAGTTTCTCCAAAAGCCTGACCTGCATTCGCAAAAACACTATCAATATCAATACCAGTAGCATTTCCAGTATCAGCATTCACTCCTGAACTTCTAATACCTACAGCATTACCTGTTCCATTTGCAGCTGTTGTTGATGCTGTAATACCTGTAGCAGAACCAGCACCAGTTGCTACAATTAAATCAGATACAATACCAAACTGATTATTACCTGTAGGATTGTTCCAGTTCTGAACTTTAATGGCTACTTCAGGATTTGTAGCATACGCATACCCACCAGGAGGAACAACAACTAATTTACCATTAATATCCACCTTCGCACCAGCAGTTGTTCCAGTTGTAATTGAAGTTGAAAACGCATCTACAAATAGAGAACCACCAGAGGCTGTAGCATCAATCGCAATATCACCGCCACCAGCCTGGGTTAGAATTGATAAATCATTACCAGCACTATCGCCTTCAAGAGTTGTTAATCCAGTTATAGTATGAGCATTAATCACACCAGCTGGTGATGCGTCCATAGTGCCTCCAGCAAGAGGCAAGTATAAACCGGGAGGACCACCTCCTCCAGTAATAGTAATAGTAGAACCAGCTGCAGCAACGCTAATACCACCTGCTCCAGCAATATTAAGTGCGCCAGTTAGAGCATTTAATGATGATACACCAGAGCCGGGACCGCCTGCTCCAGCATATTGTATATCAATACCTGGGGCGACTATGGGTGTCTTTAATGTATTTGCTACAGACATATCTTATATCTTAAGCAAAGAAATTAATTAATGGGATATATTAAATCAAGTTTAATTTAGTGTAGTTGAGTGCCTGGATACTACCAGAAATAGTTCCAGAACCAGTTGAACCAATAACTTTAATATCAAAGCTTGTTACACCAGGTGGGACTTTAACAATAAATCCAAAACTACTCTCCACACTTGCGGTAGTTTCTGGAGCTTCATAAATATAAAAAATCTGTGTTGTTCCTACGAAGTCCAATACAATACCCATAGTATTAGCAGAGGTTGCTGTAGAAACACAACTACCTACACCACTAATCATCCAATATTCACCAGGATTGACTGCCTGTGTTGTTCCAGGAAATGAACCAAAAGCTGTTGCTGTAGTAGCAGTAATTGATGGTGATGTAAATACAACAATATCGTTTGTGCTTGAACCAGCATAAGAAGAGATAATAGGATTGGAAGCTGTGCCTGTAATTACAGCTGTAGCATTACCAGCAGTAATAGAAGCAACACCTGACCCTGAACCTCCGCCAGCATATTGACCTGATAATGCGGGAGCTGATGTAAGAGGAGATACAAGTCCGTTGGCTAATGACATCTTGTTTTATACTATACATTTAGAAAATTAAGGGGACTGATAAGGAAGAATTGTAGCCGTAGTTGCGGTCAAACATCCCTGGAAATCAAAGTTAGAGATATTAGCATTTTCAGGAGCAGATGAAATCTTCTTTTGTAGTGAGAAATAGAGGGTATTTCCAGCAGGAACTCCAGAGAAAGTTAGGGTAGCTGCACCTGTAAAGGTCTGACCGGATGTAACACCTGCTCCACCTAATTCAATAATCTGGGGTGTTACAGCTGGGAGAAGATTTGCTTCACCATCTACATCAACTAAATACAAATCAATAACAGCACCAGTAGCAGTTGAATAGTTATACTGAAAGGTATATACGAATGAAAATGTGAAGAAGTTAGAGCCGGCACTTACACCAGAGATATCAATAGGGAAGATAGTTACACCAATAGGAGTAGGGTTATTGGGTGCAGCGAGTGGCGCGACATCAGAATAAGTTATATTGATAACTGAAAGTGAATCTGCGCTATTTCCACCAGCATACTGGGAAGCAATTGCGGGAGCAGTAATAGGTGTCTTGAGAGCGTTTGCTAATGACATCTTTTTATACAATTAGTTTAGAAAATATGTAGCCGGAATTATGTTATATGATTAAAAATTAATCACCTAATATAAATCAATCAAATTAAGCCTGGGGTGTAAGAGGAGTCCAATAAATGTAGAGAGTTCCACCAGTAAGGTCAAAACCAGCACCATAACTGATTTGGAGTGCAGCAACAGAGTTAGGAGCGACAGCGGTAAGCACACAACCATTAGTGTAAGAACCATTTAGGAGAGTGCCTGAAGGGATGATAGAGAGGATTTCAGTTCCAGCACCACCACCAGATGACCAAGAAATCTGGGTAATACCAGTTCCAGCATTAGTAGGGTCGGCAAGATAGTATGAGAAAATACCAACCTGGGCAACACCGGTAGGGTTATTAATTACAGCAGTAGTAGGCATAGCGGGTTGTGCAGCGCCAGTAAGCACCGCTACTGTCTGGGTCTGACAATAAGGGAGAACAGCCGGGGCGAGCTTCTTTGAGGCAGTCAATTCGTTGGCGAGTGACATTTTATAATAATAGTTAAGAAAATAATTTAAGAATGAGGCATAAATGCCTCGTGTGCCGATATGACATAACTGGGGTAATTTTTTCCAATTAAAACCCAACGACCAAGCTTCTTCAAGTTCTGTATCTGTTCCTTATCCAATCCACCATAGTGTTCGCATACATACTTGAGAGCCTTGAACGCCGTAGCCATAGGATATACAACCAAGTAATGAGCCTCTCCTAAAATTAAACGAGTCTTCTTGTAGTTAGTCAAATAATGTGATAAGATAAGTAAGGATGTTTTAGTGTGGCGACCCATAATACATAAATCCTCAATTAGTTTATGAACGACTTTATCAAATGGAGCATTTAGAGTATCAAAGTCATCAAAGATAACAAGACAATCTTCAAACTCATTCAAATCAGGTGGGTCATCAACAAGGCTCTGTAAAGAGATACGCTTGGGCTTACCAATCTTCATCTTATCCAAAGTCTCATCCTCATCAAGCTTGGAAATGAGATATACCTCACGCTCTGGAAATAGCTTCTTGTAGTTCTCTGCAATACCACGAGCGAAATAAGACTTACCAGAACCAGACTGACCCGCTACATACCATACTTCACGAACCTTGGGGTCAGGATTAGGTATAGGTTGGAAAGTGCTATCATCAGGTAATTCAATTACTTTGTCATTCTCGCAATCAGACTTAATACGCTTGAATAACTCCTTGGTCTTATGGTCACCATCTGTATAATCATCCTTACCTTCATTTACAGCATTAATAACATCCTGTAGAGCTTTAATGCGTTCAGATGGTTTCAGGTGTGTTAATTCTGTCTGGTATTTTACAGCCTTGATATCTTTCTTGACCGGAAGGTTCTTTGCGTTCTGGTGGAGGTAAAGAACATCGCCATCCTTGTCCCCTCCTCTAACAACTGCAACAGGTCGTGCGTCCTTGTGTTTATCAAAGTTCAAGCAGGGCATCTATATACATTACATAAGATTTTTTCTTAAAGTAAAACTCTTATGAAAGTTCTCAAGGTTTTTTACATTTTAGTCGTAGGTTTTCTCCAAAATAGAAATAAATATTTATTTCTTACTTTTAGATGTCTCCGTATAACTCTTCATTTGCTCCCGTTGCTTAATAGATAACTCCTTCTGCTCTCTGATTTCTACAAAGTCAGATGGCTTGAGTGGTTCGGGAGGTGCATCAAAAATAACAAGCTTGCGAGAAGCGGTGTTAGAAGATAAGTGGGATTTAGGGTTCATATATTAAGAAGTAATATTTTTATCAAACATAGCCTTTAGTGCGTATGGGTCTTCTGCGAAGATAACTGCGAGGCTCCACCCATTATGGTCCATTTCACGAATATAATACTGGATAGACCAGAATAGATGATTAGTATCAACCATACTTAATAGAGCCTGCTCCATTAATTGATGGTCTTCTGTGCGTCCATAGATTTCATAACTCTTCTTAATTATGGTCTTTAAGTCCTCCTTGGAAATTGAGGGAAGTTTAAGGATGTCAGCTGGGGTCATTCTATTTTAACTAAAGATTATTCATCCTCCTTTTCGTCCTCACTTTCCTCATTTTCCTCTTCTTCAGGCTCTGGCTCACGCTCATATAGCATATCGTGTATGCGGTCATAATATTCAACTTCTAATGTAGCACATACTTCATACCAATTAACATTCTCATAGCCATACATATAGACTGCACTAAATACAGGGTCTCTTAATAAGTCCTTTGGCTTTTCAATTTTTTCTATATGCTCCTGATACCACTCTTCCACATCCAATAAAATCCCTTTAGCGATATAGGCTTTATTAATACGCAACGCATCTTCAATATGTTCTGCTATAGCTTCCATTAAGGCTTCCATTCTATACCTTATAAAGAGAAAAGAATTGGTAGAAATGTCCGCATCCGGGAGATTTCTCCAGCTCTACTTTTAGATAACTACATTATTTTACAGATATGATATGATTATATTACAAAGCTATTAGAAGGAAATTAGGAATATGATACATTTATATTATAAAAGTTAATTTAGGAAATGTTCCAAGAGAAAATGGAAATGGAAAGGAAATGGAAATTGGTATTTCAGGCTGACCCCAGGGACAAAGGGCTTCCTGGCTGACCTTTGGAAAATCCAATTTCCATTTCCTTTCCATTTCCAAAATCTTGAATACCCTATTTCCAGACTCTTACATATCATAAAATATTCATTAAAAATATATTATCATATTATTTGTATCATAAATCTTAATATCCATCAATTCTAAATGGCTTGATAGTCTCAATCGCCTTGTTAAGGTCGTTCCAGGCTGCATCATCTACATCTTCAATACTCCTATCGCCTGTATATTCCATATATAAGTCTGCTACTTGTGTCTCAATATCTCTAATTTCCTCTTTATCCATACCATAGACTCTTACAACCACTTTAAGGAAATCCCTTTGCTTCGCAGACTCCTTATACATCTGGGCTTCATTCTCCTCAATTTCCTCCTTACAGGACTTCAATTCTCTCTCTAATCTAATAGACTTCTTCAATAGCTCATCATATTGTCTCTTAAGATTGTCATAGGCTTCGCTCGTGTCCTGTGGAGCGTCTGTGGAAACTCCATTCTTTGCTTCACGCTCCTTAATTTCGTCCATCAACTCCGCACAGGTCTTTAAGTGGTCGTCCTTGTGTTCTTTAATCTTATCAAGCACCTTCTTCATTTTAGGAGCAAAAGCCCATCCACTATTGTAGCCAAAGGACACGATATAGCTCTTTGTTCTCTTCTTATCATCTGCAGTTAGATATATTCTCGCTGTGCCTTCCTTGTGCTTGAGGCACTCTTCAAGCATTCTCTTATTGTTTTTAGTAGCAATTAGATTATCTCTATGCTTCTCAAGTATATGTAATGACATTCTATCCATTCTACGCTCGCTTCCACAACAGATACATTCTTCCATTTTCGTTTTCTGATTAAGGCTGTGATTTTATTTTGGGAGAAAAGTCCTCGTCAATTTTTTGGAAATGGAAAGGAAATGGAAATTGGTATTTCAAGCCGACCCCAGGACTAATGGTCTCCCTGGCTGACCTTTGGTAAAACCGATTTCCATTTCCTTTCCATTTCCATCTGCCGGAGAAATCTTCTCTTTCAATATTTCTACCCGTGGTATTATCTATGTAGCTATGCTATAAGGATATTGTCGTAAAAAATATATATCTTAATGGAAGTTTAATGATATTTAATACTTCTTAATAGGAATCCAGGCTCCATTATCATTAATTGTGAAGTTTTCAGGACAAAGCCTGGTTGGCTTCATAAAGAAGGCAGGCTCGTCATTATCTCCCCAGGGCTTGTAATATGAGCCATCAGGAAGCAAATGACAATCAATTTCAGCCATTACGCCTCCCTTGCGTCTTACCATTCTTCTTCCCTTGTGTGTCTTCTCACCAGTTGTCTTCTCTGTGAAGACACAAGGCTCTCTGGGATATTTTGCGAAATGCTTCCAGAGAGCCTTCTTAACTGGCTCTTTGTCAGTTGTCTCGTGAAGGATATCCATTAGTGTCTTGTAAGCAGTATCAACTGCGTCTTCGTAATTATCGGTCCAGCTGGTGCAAGCCTGCTTCAGCTCTTTTGCTTGCTTGCGGTGTGTGTTGCGTTCATAAATCAGGTCATCCTTGGTCTTCTTGCTGTCGTCAGCGGTAAATGCTCCAGTCTTCTCTGCGCTCATTCTCTTCGTTCTTCTTTGCTTGGTGATGACTTAAAGAGCCGAGCGCCCGATGTCAATTTTTATGATTACAATATCCTAATAGCATCACTATATAGATATTGTCATATGCGTCAATTTGATAATCGCTCTGGTATCAAGTAGCAATATCATAATAGCATCGCTATATAGATATTGTAAGCTGAAAAATTGACGGGCTGAAGCTCCCAGACCAGAAAGCACAAGACAAGTAGAAGAGACACAGAAAGATGAGCGGAGCCGTGAAGTTTGAAGTAGAGTTTGAGGTCAAGTGCGTGTTTTACGAGAGACACACACTTAATACAGAGGATGTTAAGGAGTGGATGAAGGAGCAGACGATTTATCCTAAAAGTAATGACGATATTGAGATTGAATACGAAGACCTCACAGATGATGAAGTAAATCATTTCATCCAGTTCTTGAATGAAGAATATCCTAACCAAGCCAGAAATTACTGGCGTGACGAGGATGAGCCTTATTATGTTGATGAGCCATCAGGCTTTGAGAATTATGACAAGGAAGTAGAAGGACTTCCCTTAAATGTCACTCGCATTCTTGATGCTTGCTGGGAAGAGTTCCTTGAAAAGCACGAAGAGCCAATTGTAAAGAGAGTGATGAAGGAAGCTGAAGAGAAGGCTGCAAAAGAACTCAAGGAAGCTGAAGAGAAAGTGGAAGAGACATTTACAATTGACATTACAGCTGGATACAAGACACTCTTGAAGCAGAAGGATGAAGAGATTAAGAGCCTTTACAGCCTAATTGAAGCCTTGGAGAAGAAGCTTGCAACAAAGTAAAGCCCGAGCGACAACACACCTATTTTTTACGCCCATCGCACGACAATATCCCAATAGCACAGCTATGTGATATTACTACAAGGCATATCCAAAAAAACTTGATTTTTATTTTTTAGATACTTACCAGCACCTAAAAAATAAAATGAGCGATTCAGAAGTAGAAATCTTTAATTACAGAGCCAAGATTGTTGTTAATGACATTCTTGATGTATTCAAGTATCAACGCCTAATTGAAGAAGCAGTTGCTCTTAACAAATTGAATGGCTTTATTAAGGATAAGTTTAGAATTGAAAGTAAGATTGAAGGAGACCTGATGTTCTTTACATTCTTCTTTTCACACAAAGACCTGGGTAGAGGAAATCAGCGTCTAATCTATTCTCTTATGCATACCGATGTATTGAAGTTTGAGCCTTCTGGTTTCCTTCGTATTTGGAAGATTGAAGAAGAGTAATTACTTACTCTGTGAGGCTTTCAGTCTCCTTAACATATCTTCTCTATTTGCTGCATAATGAGCGGAGCGTTTCTCTTTTTCAGCCTTCTCGTCTTCATATATTCTCTTAAGTAATTCACTTCTTATTTCATCAAGCGCTCTCTTTCTTTCCATATACCCATAATATTTACCCTTCAATTCATCACCTGAAATATATGCTTCAGGCACTATATCCAATAACTCATCACGCCCCACAGGATTCTTATATTTAGGGTCTTTTTTCATTTCCTTATAGAAGTCATATGGGTCTGGATATTCATCCCTAACTGTTGTAATCTCTTCTTCATCATATTCCTCTTCTTCAGGTTCAGGCTCTTTCTTCTCTTCTACTGCAGCCTTCTTACCAGCCATTTCAGCTTCTATTTCTTCTTTTTCATATATCAATTTCTCTTTCTCATCATTCAATTTAGTGCGTTCTGCGAACATAGTATTGTAATCTCTATTTTTAGACATATCCCATCTATCAGGATTTCCATATAGCTCATCATTTATTTTAGATATACGCCCACGGATACGCTCAAGCTTCTCAAGTAGAGTTTCCTTCTTATCTTTCTTCTCTTCCTTAACTTTTTCAATTTTTTTCTCAACTTGTTCCAATTTAGGAGCAGGTATGACTGGTAAAATACTATCTTTCTTTTCTTCTGATAGCCCAGTTGATATATTACCTTTGTGTCCTCTCACAGCATTTGTTCCTATTAGTTTAATACCATTCTTAATTCTAACATCTCTCTTGAGAGCGCTATAGCGTGAAGGAAACTTTGAAGGTATTTCACCTTCTTTGAAGTAGAGCATATCATAATTGATACGCTTACGCTTACCTTCAACAACTTTACCATCTCTATTATATTTCACATCACCAGATGGTAATCCAGGTCCATTCGCTAAAGCCCAGTATGCTTTCTTATCTAATGGATTAATCCACTTAACAGGAGGAAAGCGTAGTTCATCTTTAGTGACATACCAATTACCCTGACGAGTTAGGTCGCTCCAAGTGAGACCCCAATATTCAGGCTCACGAACTAAATCTGCTAATTGTTCTGCACGGCGTTCTTCTGGTGTAAGTTTAGCTACACGCTCTTCTTCAGCTTCACGGCGTTTCTGTGCTTTACAATAATCAAATCGTTTCACTTCTTCAACACCATATTTGCGCTGTATGTCTTCACTTGGGTTATCTAATTTAGAATAACTAAATGGTTTCACACCGGGCTTCTTGTAACCATCCAATTTGTTTTTAGACATAAGAGAAGCTATTATCTCATAGGGCTTACGCCTACCACCTGACATCAAGTGTGATAGTCCGGCACCTTCCATAATTTCGTGCAGTCTGCTTTCCATTTCTATTAATTGACAGATAAAATTATTTTCTCCGACATATGTAGCGGTTCTATGGTGTAGTGGTAACACATTAGATTCTGACTCTAAAACCTCCAGTTCAATTCTGGATAGGACCCATTCTTTTAAATATGGTTGGAATACCTTATTTTGAAGAGCCTGCGTTCTCTACCGCCAAAATTAATTTCTCTCCCGGTAGTAGAAATGTCATTTAAATCGGACTTGAAATTAGGAGAGGAATATCAACAGAAATACTTATCACTAATTGATTATGATAGTTATGAGATGGCTACAGGTAATTTCAAGGCATACGATATTAAGATTACTCAACATCCTCATACGAAGACTTGCGAAGTGAAGGCAGATAGGATGACTGCACGAACAGGTAATGTAGTGATTGAGTTTGAATGTAGTGGTAAGCCTTCTGGTATTACATCAACGGAAGCTGACTACTGGGTATATTTCATAGTTGGAACGAATGAGTATATCAAGATTGATACTCCTGTATTACGGCAATTAATAGCCGATAATAAATGGACTCGCAAAGTTAAGGGTGGAGATGGATGGCGTAGCAATATGTATCTATTTCCCAAGGAGACCTTCCAGGAGTTCATAGAAACTTATTAATTTCAAGTCCCGGCTTATCGGCGATAAAATTATTTTCTCGCCTATAATCAGAAACAAATGGAGCAGATACAGAACGACCTTCGTGCTAATCAGGGAAGTAAAATGATGCTTGGAAAGCGTCGTGCTATGGAGAAGTTTGAGAAACATCCTCAACTTGCTCTTGATAATGAAATTAAGCCTACTGAAGAACAAGTTACAGGTGGTGGCTCTATTGACGCTCGTATGAAGCGTGTAATTGGTGCTGGTCGTCGTAAAGGTGGTGCTAAAGCTGGTGCTGGACTATGTGGTGCTTCTAATGGTGTAATGGAAGGCGGTGCTAAAGCTGAAGGTGCTGCACTTGCTAAACATCTGGAACAGCTCCACGGAGCTGGATGGCTTGGTGATTTCTGGGATGGTTTTAAATCTGTTGTTCAGCCTGTAGCTAATATTGCTTCATTCTTGCCCGGTCCTGTTGGAACTGCTGCAAAGGTGGCTTCTGGTGTTCTCGGTCTTGGTGGTGCTAAAGCTGGAGCAGGTCAGCAATTCCTACCTGGAGCTGTTCGTAAAGGTCGTGGTCGCCCTCGTAAATTATCTGGAGGTGCAGGCGGAGGCACTTATTCTGCTCCTCCGGCTGGTCTTGAAGTGGAACACGCTGTTGCTGATAGTCAGCTTGCTCCTAATGTGAGACCCGCCGTTGCCTACGGAAATCCTCCCCAGGCTTCTACTTCTTTCAAGAAGAATACAGTTGGTATGGGTAAAATGGCTGGAGCGGGTATGCCCGATATGGCTGAATGTATGGCTGGTGCTGGTAAGAAGACTCGTAAGCCTTCTGCTCGCGGTGCTATGATTAGTAAGCTAATGAAGGAGAAGGGGCTAACTCTCGGTCAAGCTTCTAAATATCTAAAGGAACACGGCTCTGCTTAAAAAATCTAATTAAACGAAAATCCCCGACGCTATTTTTTTGTATATATAATATAGAAACAAATGGCTACGCTTGATGTTATTAACTTTCACAATCAGCGAATGGCTGAAGAAAAAGCAAGAGTAATGTTAAGAATACAGAATGGTCTTAAATCTGATAGTTCTGCTCTAATTGCTCGTCGTATGATGAACCCTTCTTTCAAGGGCTTACCGGCTAACTCAACTGGTTCTCGTAATATGCCTTTCTTTGCTACTAAAAATGAGATTGATGTCCCATTAGAAGCTAAAATCAAGGCTCGTGGTGGTGTTATTCAGCCTCGTAATGTATTTCAGGCTCAACAGCAGGCTCCACTACCTATTGAATCGCATACGGAGGAGACAGACCAGCTTGATGCTAATCCTAATATCATCGCTCCTCCTTTCATTCCTCCTATGCACGGCGGTGTATTGAAGGATTACAAGTATGCAAAGAAGATTCTTAACCAGCGTAAGTTGGATATTGAGAATCAGAAGCGTGAAGAGATTGGTATGATGCCTGAACCTGAAGCACCAGTTCAGCTTACTGAACTTGATAGTCGTAAGCTTGAACTCGCACAGCTCTTGGATTACTTTGCTACATCTGTTTCTGCGGGTGATTACAATCCTCTATCATCAATTGACCTTAAGAATCTATTGCGTCTAACTATCTCACTCGCTCCTGTTATTAATGAAGATGATTTAGCAAGTATCGTTGATGTATATAAGAGTATATCTGAAGATTTAATTTCAGCTCATAATGATTATTTGATTAGTCCTGGAGTAGAAAATAATGAGTTTGCAAGATTGGCTGGTAATAATGCAAAGAAGATTGCTGTTGGATTAGCTGTATTTGAAAAGGTATTGAAGTTCTTACAGCAAATGGCGAGAATCATTAATAGTTCTGTTGCTGATAAGACTCTACTTGCTAAATCACTTGCTAAAGAACTTGGTTCTGCTGTTGGTTATAAAGAAACTCTTGGTCAGATTGAAAAGATAAGAAAGTATGATGAAGAAGCCCAAGATGATGAATATTCTGAACCTGATTTTGTAGATAATGCTTTTTCTGAAGGACCCACCGCATCATCTTCTCGCTCATCTGTATATTCTCATACAACAGCTCCTTCTACGGCATCATCACGCACTACTGCTCCTTCTACAGCTTCTACTAATGAAACTTCTTCTGCTTTATTTGAACCTGTAGTGAGACAGCAACAGCAAGTGAGTGCTGCAAGACAGAGACTGAATGCTCTATATAATGCTAATGATATAAGAGGGCTTCAACAGATGTTATTGGAATATTCTCCTACACGCAGGTCTCAAAGATTCTTTGGTCCAAATGTTTCACGCACAGTATTGAGAAACGCAATTTCTGGTCATATAGATAGATAAAGATGGTGAATACATATAAGAAGCAATTTTTGAAGAAATACGGCTTTCCAGATGATGCTTCATTTTCATTAGAAGATATATCAACTATAACAGGAATACCCGCAGAAGCATTACAGATAGTCTATAACAGGGGTATAGGGGCTTGGAAGACTAATCCCGAATCAGTTAGATTACAATTCTCATTTCATAAAAAAGCAAACGCACCAAGACAATCCAGATTGAGTAAAGAAGCGTGGGCTGCAGCCAGGGTCTATTCGTTTGTAATGAAAGGCAAGACTTATGAAACGGCAGATAAAGATGTGGCGGAATACTACGGCATTTAATTTCTCTACAATTAGTAGAAAACCAAATGTCAGATTATTCCAATTGGGAGAAATGGTTAAGCAACATTTATACAGACCTGTTAAATATGGTCTCTAAAATGAATACAGCTATTACACAGAAAGATATAATATCTTTACGCAAAGATTATATACATAGATGTGATGAATGGCTTAACTTATGTGATGTAATGCGTAAGCGTATTGAATACTCTAAAGCAAGAGCTATGCAACAGATTGATATAGTTGTTAAAGATTAATATAATGATATTCAATATCATATTATTAATTGGAAATGGAAAGGAAAAGGAAATTAGAAATCTCAAGCCGTCTGGTAGAAATGTTGTCCTCTTGGTTACAAATCTGAAAACCCTATTTCCATTTCCTTTCCTTTTCCATCTCACCACAAAATGTTAATTGCTAAATTATTGGGAGAGAACTTATCATTTTCCCAATCACCTTTAATTTTAGTAGCTCTTGCTCTATATGCTTTTCTTTTCTTTTCAGCTTCTGATGGAGAGACTTTAGTCCATATAATAAAGTCTTTATAGCCTACACGACCAAACTTAACGGCATTACCTTTATCATCATATATCATAAGCTTATGAACTCCATCATCTGCTAATTCAACAGCTCTACCATCATATCCAGCTTTCTTTGCTGCAGCACGAGCCTTCTTAAGATAATCTTTAGCAGTCATACCAGCATCGTCTAATTGTTTAATGAACTTATCAGAGCCATTACCTGTAAGCTTCTTTCTACTCTTAAAAATAGCTTTAGCAGAAGCAAGTCTTCTCATAACAGGTTTATCAGCTGATTTAACAGATGCTCTCTTTGCTACCATACCAGGTAATGCAGCTTCTGTAATAGCACTACTTGTAGGACGAGATTTATGTTTCTCCTCCTTTTTACCAACTGATATGGCTCTCATAGACCTTTCAACAGGAAGCCTTCTTACACTTACATCTTTAGCAGGAACTACATCTACTATTCTTGCTTGCTTCTTTGCTAATGGACTTACAACAGAGAACTCATCATCTTCAGGTTCTTTACATTCACCAGTAGCAATTGCTTTACTGGAACATACTCCGTGTCCTTCATAGAATACATATTCCTTTCCAAACTTACCACTTAATTTAGGTGTATCTAATATCTTATCCTGTGCTTGTTTTAATGCTCTAATTTCAGCCTGTAGCATATTCCATTCAGCTTTGACTTCGTCCATTTCAGCCTTAAGTTCTGCTTTTGGTATCATTAAATCAGATTCAGGCGTATTGAGATATGCGTGTTTAAACATTTGGTATTGTTCGTTTAGCTTTTCAGCTTTCGCCACTCTTGTTGCGATATCACGCTTAATATTATTACTAATTGCTATACGACTAATATCACTTTTACCTTTACCAAACATTTCATCATATATCTCAATTGCCGATTTACCACGACCACGATGAACATTCATAGGATTATGAATAACAAACTCATTAGCAGGTTCAATTTCTAAAGCACCAGGAATATTAACAGCTACTTCAGGAGCATCTGCTACCACTTCCTGTCTTCTTTCTCTTTCAGCTTCTGATAAGGCTGTTTCAGATGACGCATCGCTAATGGTAGATGCAGCATCATTTAGTTGATTCATAATCTCAATAGCATCAGCTTCTGAAATATTATTTTCACGCCTTGCGAACTTTACAGCAGATATAGTAGCAGGAATAGCATACGCAACTATACCTAATAGTGCAGCTAAACTATTCTGCATCCTCTCACGGCTTCGCTCGCCTTGTTCTCCTTCAGCGTAGTCCATAGTATCAGCTAATTTATATCCACCATAACCAGCTGCAGCTCCTATAGAGAGAGCAAGTAATTGACCTGCTAATTGCTTAAGAGTATTCTTAATGTCTCTTGCTCCACCTTTCAATTTTTTCTTGCTAACATTCTCCAAGAACTGCGCTCTGCGTCTTGTAGTGAGTTTATATTTTTTAGGATGCTTGAGGACTTCTGCTGCAAATGCTTCAGGTGTCTTATGATGACCGAGAGCCTGTTTAGTAAATACATTCTTCTTCATTTTCTTAAGAGCATTCTGTATCCATTTCATTTCATTAGCACCACCACTATAAACCATAGGAGCGCCCTCAAGTTCATATCTTAATTGTCCTATTTCTCTATCTACTTCACGAAGAGACGCATCTAATGATTCAATTTCAGTCATAATAGATGGTGCTTCTTGGCGTAGCCTTGCCTTTTCAGAATATGGTAATGATAATGGTAGATTCATTATAAAGTTATATCTATTTTGTAAGTCTGCTAATCTACTAACTATAGATTGTCTTGTTTGAGTTAATCTTTGTAATCTTTGTTCTTTGTTTCTCCTTTCATCTCCAGTATTAGCCATTCGCCCTCCATCCATCTCTTCATCTTCATCTTCATCTTCATCCTTTTCCTCTACACCTTCATTATCTGTAATTGTCATTTCTGATACTTCATCAACAGCGCCTCTAACAAGCAACTCAACTTCGTGTGGAATGTCATCATCATTATCTTCTAAAAACTGAAGGATTTCTTCTAAAGGAATACCTCTGCGTCTTGCTGCAGCAACAACTTCAATTGATTGTCTTAATAGGTCTTCCCATAGTTCATCATCAATTTCATCAGGTGTATTTCCGTGTATCCTTTCAATATCACCAACTACTTGAGCTAACTCGTCGTGTGTAGCACCACCGCGCATTCCAATAGCCTGGTTGATAATGTCAATTAGAGGTATATCACGCTGATGATATCCGCTCTCAAAATATGGAACTACAAGATTAAAATGTGCGTGGCGTTGTAAAAATCCTCTAATTGCGTTCAAACGAGTTCTTGTATATTTCCTTCTAATTTCTTGTATCTGATTACCAAAATCCTCGCCCTCAAACATATCCATTATATCATTTATCTCATCAGGTAGTTCATCTTCTTCAGTTATATTGCGGTCAAGGGGGTCCTGTTCCTCTTCACTCTCTTCGTCCCATTCTCTGTATCCTGGTTCTCCAGGTCTAATTCCTTTACCTCCTACATTAACACCAGTCTTGGCTTTTGCTTCAGCACTCTGTTCTTTTGCTTCTTTACCAAGCTTCATAGAAGTATCATTTAATAGTTTAACAAGCTTCTTGTGTTCTCTGATGAAATCTTTGGCGGTCATCTTAATCATACCCTGACCTTCAAGTGCTACATTAGCAAGAGCGCCAATATCAGTAACACCACGAGCAAATGGTTTAACATAACTGGGTAGTTGTTTAAGAATACTCTCTGTGTCTTGCAGAATAAAGTCTTTTAATCTTTCTGTGAGAAGTCCATTAGCATTTAATATACCAGCTACGAATATCTGACAATTATTATTGAATGCATCATACTTGAAGAAGTCAGGACCCTTGGATGCTTGAGCTTCATCCATCATACCCTTAAATGTAAATCCAAGTGGAACACCAAATTGAATGTATGGTTGGTCTATTACTTCTTTATATGAGAGTTCATCAATATTAATTACTTCATTCTTCTCAACACGGATATATACAGCACCACCAGAACCAGATGGTCTATTAGGAGGTCTCAAAGCAAAGACCATAGATAAATGAAATAGGTTATCGTAATTGAGTTTAGCTTTAGCTTCGTCAAGCTTACCAAGAGATACTATATTTAGAAATCTATCAATTATTCTAATAATGGGCTTACGACGAATAAATATATTAGTGACAATATAGTTCCCATATTTCTGAAGATAAGACCGGGCTTTCGGAGAGTATCCTTCACGAATACCTCTGCTTACTCCAGTCACTCTATTAACAATTCCTTTAGCGACATCTTTTACTTTACCAAAGAAATCACTAAAGAAACCATCACCATCAAGATAAACATCTTTATCCATAATGCAGTAGCCCGAACCTCTAAATGTTCTGGCTTCAGGTATATTAGCATACAAAGCTCTCAATTGTGCCGTAGCTGTCTTTTTAGACAGAGGCTTCTTACTATATGATTTTCCTTTATCGTCATATACTCGCCAACCAGTTTTAAACTTACGAATACGAAAGGGCATCTTTGTTTTCTATATATACCATAGAATATTTTAACTCCGGCGGATAATATTTAAAATTAATTTATCTCCATATTGTAGAAATGAATCCAGAGATTAAACAGGCTGTCGCAATTCCAGATGAAGAATATAATAAGCTTCGTGTATGTGCGAAGACAAATGGTAAGCGTGGATACATCGCTCGTGATAAGGGAGGTAAGATGCATAGGTTCTTTATGAAGGGTCAGACTCTATATGGCGAACATAAGGTTGGTGATAAGCTTGAGGAGTATGAAGTAATGGCTATGTCAGAAGCATTAAAGAAGCAACAGGAAATGAATGCCGATAATCAATTCAAGACACATATTATGAATAGAATGAAGAGTGACCATCCAGATATGAAAGATGAAGATATTGAAGCTAACGCTGATATCGTATGCGAAGCTAATGATACTATTAAGAGGCTTATTGCTTCTGGAACTTCACCTGATGTAGCATATAAACTTATTAGTGGTGTATTACATTCAGACGACTTAAAGGAGCATATTATTCGTGAGCTGAAAAGCAAATCTGATGTAGAGAACAAGGAATAATGAGATTTCTACACGAAATATTGACATTTTTACATATAATATAGGTAGAAATGTGAGTTCTATGGTAGAAATCTAATAGAAAACGATTTTTACCGATAGAATAACCGGTTATTCTATCGGTAATTAAGTGATTTCTCCCTGTAAAATGCCTTTTCTACCATATCTTTGACATTTCTACACAATAAATCTCTCCTATGCGGGAGAAATCCCGGATTAAAATGTAGAATACTAATAGATGAAAGTCCTTTCCCTCTTTGACGGCATTAGTTGCGCCCGTGTTGCATTAGCTAAAGCTAATATACCCGTTG